TGCCGGAAATTGATGAAAAAGCAACAATCAAACGTTGCAAGCGCAAACTTCGAGAATACCCACGATGGCGAGAGATTGCACACGACGGAGCTGAGCAGAAAATAACACAGGAATTCACATTTATGCCACGGGGTGGCAGTGGGGTAAGTAGACCGGTGGAGAATATCGCAGTAAGGCGTGTTGATGCAATGAACGAGCTTGAAGCCATAGAACAAGCAGTAAGCGGGCTATATCGTCCAGACTATCGCAGAATACTGATAGAGAAATATCTGGCATATCCACCGAAACCGAACTGGCAAATTGCCCAGGCAATCGGATTCGAGAGAACGGCGTTTCAAGAATTGCTAAATAATGCTATCCTAGCTTTTGCAGAATTGTATAGAAATGGTCAATTAGTCGTGGAACGCTGATATTTCGGTATTTTGACGGATTAAGCACGGTATCTTACAACTGTTTAAAGTGGTATTATTATATTATCGAAGAAAATCAGAGACAGCTCACTTTGTGGGTTGTCTTTTTCAGTATCAGAAAGGAGTTGATGGAAAATGGGATGACCGAAAAACAAATAAAGTTTGCCGATGAGTACATCATCAGCCTAAACGCTACACAAGCGTATAAGAAGGCTTATCCTAGTATTAAGAAGATAAGGACGGCAGAAGTCAATGGTAGTAAGCTACTAAGAAATACTGAGGTCAAGGCTTATATAGACGAACGACTGGAACAGTTAAAGTCGGAACGTGTTGCTGATCAGCAGGAGGTCATGGAATTCCTCACAGCCGTAATGCGTGGCGAGGTCGAAGAACCCTTGCTTGTCCTCGATGGCGAAGGTATGCAGCGCATTGCTCAAGCTAAGCCGAATGTTGCCACCCGTCGAGCTGCGGCAGTTGATATCGGTAAGCGTTATAAAATGTGGACAGATAAGGTCGAAGCCGATGTAACGCAAGATATCAATATCAATGTCGGTGAATGGAATGACGATTAATCTTGAAATCAATCCAAGTAGGGTGTTTAATCGACATATCTATGATCATTTGTTTGATTATGACACGTTCACAGAGGTTCACTACGGCGGAGCGTCTAGCGGTAAAAGTCATGGTGTCTTTCAGAAGGTTGTTCTTAAGGCACTTAAAAAGTGGGACAAGCCCCGTAAAATATTGATATTGCGAAAAGTAGGCTCTACGGTTCGTGACTCGGTGTTTGCGGACGTGCAAGCAGCCTTGTCTTATTTCGGTGTGCTTAATCTATGCAAGGTTAACATGAGCGCATTCCGCATTGAGTTACCAAACGGCGCTGAACTGATTTTTAAAGGGATGGATAACCCAGAGAAAATCAAATCTATCAAAGGTATTTCAGACGTGGTGATGGAAGAAGCGTCAGAGTTTACGCTCGATGATTACACGCAGCTAACACTTCGCTTGAGGGATAAAGCTCACAAACAGAAACAAATCTATTTGATGTTTAACCCGGTATCTAAGGCTAACTGGGTATATAATGCGTTTTTCGTGAAGAACCCCAAAAATACAGTGGTTTATCAAACGACGTACAAGGATAATCGCTTTTTGGATGAGTTGACCAAGGAGAATATCGAGGAACTAGCCAACCGAAACGAAGCCTATTATAAAATCTATGCTTTGGGTGAATTTGCCACTCTTGACAAGCTAGTATTTCCAAAATATGAAAAGAGATTACTCAACAAGGACGAGCTTAAACATCTACCGTCCTTTTTTGGTCTTGACTTCGGTTTCACTAACGACCCCACAGCATTTATGCACGTCAAAATAGACCGAGAGAACAAGCGACTATACATTCTTGAGGAATATGTCAAGAAAGGTTTGCTTAACAACCAGATAGCAGAAGCCATTACTATCCTTGGCTATTCAAAAGAGGTGATTATGGCTGACTCAGCGGAGCAGAAATCTATTGCTGAATTGCAAACACTAGGCTTGCGTCGAGCTATTCCGGTAGATAAGGGCAAAGGCTCGGTTCTACAAGGTATTCAGTTCTTGCAGCAGTTCGACATTATTGTTGACGAAAGATGTGTCAAGACGATTGAGGAATTAGAAAACTATACATGGCAGAAAGACAAATATACAAACGAGTATATCAACAAGCCATGCGATAGTTATAACCACTGTATCGACGCTATTAGGTACGCACTGCAAAACCTTATTTTCGTCAAGGATAGACAGGACGTAGACGCTAAGATTAGACGGGTTAACAAACTGATAAGGAGATAGAATGACGAACACAACACATAGTGCTGACGACATCTTACATGAAGGGCAGTACATTCCTAGATCATACCAATTTGAGCGAGACATGGAACCAACTAGCTTACAGAAACGTGAAGATTTCCTTCATTTCCCAAAAGAAGCTAACACACACTTTATGGCTCAGTCAGCGGACGATCTAGTGGACACGTTCCAAGGACGTGAGAAACTAGAAAAGATGGTAGCTCAGTTCCAAGACGAACAGATAGACCGTTTGAATATCCTAGAGAGCTACTCAAACGGAAATAACTACACTATTCTAAATGGTCGCAAGCGATTGGAACCAGAGAAGGCTGACTACCGCATTAGGCACGACTTAGGTGGACAAGCTAGCCGCTTCTTCACTGGTTACACGGTGGGTCAACCTATTTCAATCGGTGCCACTGACACTAACAGCGATTTAACGGCTATTGATGATTTCAACGCTTACAACGACATTGAAGCTCTTAACCGTGAGTTAGTCTATGACGCTTCACGTTTTGGGCGAGCGTTTGAGCTGCATTATTATGACGAGTTTGGCAATCCAGCAGTGGTCTTGATTGACGCAAGAGAGATGTTCACTATTCGTAGCGCAGACGTCCGAAAGGATATCATTGCGGCTGTTCATTGCCCAGTGTACAACGGTGAAATGTTTGTCACAGTTTACACCGACAACAAGATTGTTAGTTATGATCCAAACTGGCAGGAAATCGAACGCAAAGAGAACCCGTTCGGAATGGTGCCAGTGGTTGAATGGCAGAACAACCGAGAGCGTTCGGGAGATTGGGAAAAAGGTATTCCAATCATTGACGCTTACGACGCAGCAGAGTCGGACACAGCTAACTACATGTCAGACCTCAATGACGCAATGCTTGTCATCAAGGGCGATGTTGAAAGTACGGGTATGAATGCATCTGACATCATGAAAATGAAACACGCTAACACGCTAGTGCTTGAGAGCGGTGTCGGGCACAACGGACAGCAAACGTCACTAGATGCCGGTTATATCTACAAGCAATATGATGTGAGCGGTGTTGAAGCGTATAAATCACGTTTGATTAAAGACTTCTTCCGAATTGTCGGGTTGCCTAATTTGCAAGACGATTCGACTTTCTCAGCTACGTCTGGGATTGCTATCCGCTACAAGCTAGTTGATTTGCAGCAAGTTACAGCCGTCAAACGTGGATTCTTTGTTAAAGCGCTCCGAAGACGCTATAAACTGCTTGAGTTGCTATCTAACAACCTCAAGGGTATCGAACCAGTGGACGCTGACATGCTGACATTCACTTTCCACGAGAATCTGCCAACGGATGTATGGGCTGAGATTCAATCTGCTATCAATTCGGGCATGGAAATCTCACAAGAAACGCTTATGGAATCAGCTAGCTTCACCGATGCCCGCAAAGAAAAGAGCCGTTTGCTCAAAGAGGGCGGCGCTACTGATTTAGAAGTTAGTCAGATTGTAGGTACTGAGGATGATGACGAATAATGAGCGCTACAATGCTGAGCGAAAAGCACAATCAGACCTAATCAAGCGCGACTTAGAGCGGGACAAAGTCTTGAAAGAGCTCTATCAAACGTCTTATAACCGCATGCAGAGCCAAATAAGCGGTTTTTACATGCGGTATGCCGACAAAGAGGGGTTGAGTCGCGCCGAAGCTATGAAGCGAGCTAGTGAGTTCGATGTTACTGAGTACAAGGATCGAGCTAGAAAAGCAGTAGTCGAGAAAGATTTCTCACACGGCACCAATCAATGGTTAAGGCTGTTCAATTTAAAAATGAAAGTCAGCCGCCTGGAGCTGTTAAAGGCTGAGTTGAGGCTTGAAATAGCCAGTCTTATATCAGACGTTAACGAAGTCTTTGACGAAGCGCGTGAGAACGAATATTTAGCTGAGTTTAAGCGTCAAGCGGGTATCTTGGGCAATTCTGCCGTCAATGCAGTAAGTCGCATGAGAGCGATTTTAGACGCTGATTTTTACGGGCAGAATTTTAGTCGTAGAGTTTGGGGCAGAAACGGACTTCATGCAAGTATGCAGAAGGATGTGTTTAGCTCGTTAGCACGCATCTTCACCGACATGGACGGTTTTAAGCAGGAGCGGCAGCGACTAGCTAAGAAATATAACACAAGCCAGGCTAACGCCCAACGGCTACTCAAGACCGAAATAGCTCGCATTAATGCTGATACAGAGTTGATGATGTTGAAAGAAAACAACTTCACACATCTAATCTATGTTGCAGAAAGTGGGGCTTGCGATATTTGTAAGCCCTTGGACAAAAAAGCCATACCGATTAACAAGGCAGAAAAGGGGGTCAACATGTACCCAATGCATCCAAACTGTCGATGTTCAGCGTATGGACACATCAAAATGGAATATAAAGCCGGTGGCAGCACGCTTGATGAAGAAGCTGTTAACGGCGTTTGGGGTGAATAACCCTTTGTCCAGACCGTGCTGAGGACATTAAAAGCTGCATGAGTTCGAGGGGGTTGCTCGTAAAAGCGTAAAGAAAGGAGCCTATCATGGCAGAAAAAGAACTTGAAACAGTTGAGAATCCTCAAGAGGTTGAAGCTAGCCAACCAGAAAAAGAGGAAAAAATGGTGTCAGTCGCTGAAATGCAACGTAGACTCAAGCAGATGGAAGAAAAACATACTCTTGAAATTGCTGATATGCAAACCGGTATTCAATCTCAAATCGAGGAAGCCGTTGCTAAAGCTAAAATGAGCGAAGAAGAACTTCAAGAGCTGCAACAGAAACAGCGTGATAAAGAATTCGAAGAAGCACAGAGCACAATTGCAGCACTTCAAGCTCAAATCGCTCAACGTCAAATGCAGGATATCGCTATTAAAGAGCTCGAAGCTCAAGGCGTTCCCGTTAATGAGTCAACGCTTGCGTTTGTCGTCAAAGGCGACGAAGAAGCTACCAAGCTAGCTGTTTCAAACATGGCTAACATTCTAAATTTGCAGAAACGTGAAGAAGCTAAAGCTCTACCACCTCGCACAAGCGGTGGAGAGGAAGGGCGTTCACATCGTGGAAAAGACAAGTTTGATAAAGCCAAAATCACTAATTTCTAATCAAAGAAAGGAGAGCGCATGGCTCAACAAAAATTCAATCCGGACACAGTCCTCTTGTCTGATTCTCTTGGAAAAGAGATTACATCAGAATACATCACTGATCTATTCACTGACGAACTTGTTAAAACTTCAAAAGTCATTCAGCTTGGTCAAAAAGTTGAAATGGAAGGTAAAATGGTCCGCAAGGGCGTAGAAGTTGGTCAATTGACAGACGCTTACTTTGTTGGTGAAGGTCAAAAAATCGGCACTGCAAAAGTACAAACTAAATCTTACGTTCTTGAATCTCGTAAATTGGCGGTTATCTTGCCAGTTACAGAAGAAGTCCTCAACTACACTTGGACTGACTTCTTCGAATCAATCAAGGACAAGATTGTTGATTTGTTCAACAAAAAAATCGACGGGGCTGCGTTCCTTGGTTTGTATAACAACCCATTCGGTGCTAACGTTTTGGCGTCTGCTAAACGCGCTCAAAACATCGTATCTGGTGACATCAACCTCAATAACATCTATGACGTTGAAGATAAATCAGAAAAAGAACCTAACGCATTCGTGGGACACCGCACAATCAACCGTACACTCCGTGGAATTGTGGACAACGTAAACGGTGGTCAACACATCTTCACTAAACCAGCTAACCCTAACGCTATCGGTGAGCTTGACGGTCTTCCATATTCACAACTTCAATTGCAAGACGGGCAAACTTACCCAGCAGGTACATTGATTACTGGTAACTTCAATGGTTTGGTTTACGGTATTCCAAACGGTACTAACTTGCGTCTTAAAATCGCTGATCAAGCTACTTTGTCTAAAGTTCAAAACGATGGCACACTTGATTCTGGTGATGTTCATTTGTTTGAACAAGACATGCAAGCACTCCGTGCTATCTTTGAAATTGCCGTAGCGATTCCAAACGACGAAGCATTTGCAGCTATCCAACCAGTAGGAGTTTAGTCAGGAGGTTTAAATGACCTATAAAGCTAAGATTACATTCCGTGACTTGCAAGATAACGAGTATATCTATCAAGTCGGGGAAGTTTACCCACGAGAAGGCTATGAGCCATCTAAAGAGCGTGTGGCAGAAGTTCTTGAAAAAGGCGGTATCGAACAAGTCGAGCCGTCAAAAGATCTTACAGTCAAAGAGCTCAAAGCAAAACTTGATGAAGCTGGTATCGAATATGATGCCAAAGCAAAAAAAGCAGATTTAGAAGAACTTCTAAAGGCTGCGGAGGAGGTCTAAAATGAACGATATCCAACTTGAGAAGATTAAACGTCGGTTGGGTATCGACGTTGAAGACGATCTTGAGGATGAATTGATTGAAGACTTAGTCAACGACGCTGAGAGTTATTTCAAAGCACTAGTCGGTACAACCGAGATTGACAAGAAGTATCATTTCATCATCGAAAATGTTGTTTACAAGCTCTATGGTCGAAAAGGCTCAGAGGGTGTCAAAACCGAGAACGTAGACGGCTATTCAGTCACTTACGAGGATTGGGACGACATGTTTAAGCCTTACAGAAAGATTTTGGATAAAGATTTTGGCCTGGACGGTTCACTGGCTCGAAAAGGTAAGGTGAAGTTTCTATGAAAACACCGCACCGCATCAAGCTAGTGAAGCAGGGCACTTCGACTTACAACCCGATAACTGATAAACACGAAGAAAAGGCACAGTCTAGTAAGATTGTGCCTTGTTTAGTCAATTTTATTGACCAACAACGTGCAGTTGAAGCCTACGGGAGCAGGTCAGACGTGGTCATGATATGCCGATTCAGTCAAGAGCAGAAGCCATTTGACTACGCTCTATATGAGGGCAAGAAGTATTACCTTATCGAACAGATTGACGCACCGATTAAGGGCGCAATCAGATTGAAAAGAGGTGAGCTAAATGGCTAATTTCACAATCGAGTGGAGAGGGGACACAGTCCTCGCCGCTGCTTTGAACAAGGCAAGCCAAGGGGTTAGGACACAAGCCCAAACTGCCTTGAAAAACTCAGCCGAGAAAGGCAAGAGCATTTCAAAAGGGCTTGCGCCAGTTGATACTGGCTTCTTGAGAGCTAATATCACCACTAGGCACATGGGTGAAGAATCACACATTCATTCAGCCGCCTCTTATAGCGGTTTTCAAGAGTTTGGGACACGCTATCAGCCCGGTAAGCCGTTTATGCGTCCTATGATGCAACAAATCGAGCCTTACTTCACGGAGCAAATCCGAAAAGTAATGGAAGGAGCCTTTAAATGACACCTAGCCACGACTTGTTCAGAAATCTATTTGCTATTGCTAGCGAGACGCTGGCAACTTACGACTACTTACCCGATTCATCAGCTAGCTATCCTTTCGCATTCATCGGCGAGAATAGCTCAGCACCTACACTCAATAACGACAATTTTGGAACGATAAGACAAACCGTCCATATCTACGGGACTAGAGTGCAGCGTGCAGAGCTAGACACCTACTGTCAAGCGTTAGAACAAGCTAGCGAGCGAATTAAAGGGTTTGAATACAACTTATTGAAAACTGGTACAGACAAGCAAGTCTTACCGGATAATACAGACGTCCAGCCATTGATCCACATTGTGCTGGATTTTTCATTTTCATATACCAAAAAGGAGGAATAAATGGCAGAACTTATTTTGGGTAAAGACCTAATGGTCTTCTTCCGTCGTGTCAAAGACCAAAAGACACAAGACGCTGCTAAAGTACGTTTCCAAACAGAACATACCATCAACGCTGAAAAAGAGGTCGAAACTACCAAAACTAAAGACGGTGTGGTTAACTCAATCTCAGACGGTGAAGTATCTGGGGAGTTCGTATCACTCGCTTATCGTGAAGATGGCACAACTACTGAAATGTGGCGTGAAATGCGTAAATGGTTCATCGCAGGCGAAAAAGTAGAGTGCTGGCAAGTTGACCTTGCTTCTAAACGCACTTCTGGTGGCAGGGATGTCTATGACGTTGAATATTACCAAGGCTATCTCAAGAACTTTGAAATTTCAGCACCCGCTGACGACAAAGTGGAGCTTTCTTACGAAATGGCTATCGACGGCAACGGTATTATTTCAACTGACAGCTTGACAGAGGCTCAGAAGAAAGCAGTCGCAAGCGCTCAATACGACTATCACACTCTTGCTAAAGAAGACGGCCTAGTTTCATCTATCTAGTCTAACTGCAGGGGCTTTGTGCCCTTGCTTTTTTTGTATAAAGGAGAAATAAAACATGATTCTATCTATCAACGGACGAGACTTTAATTTGATTTTCGGACTTGCGTTCTTGCGTGAGATCAACAAATTGCACTCGGCAGAACTTGAAGGCATGAAGACCGGCTACGGTGCTATGACATTGATTTCAGCCGGTGTAGCTATCAACGACCCTCTTGCGTTTGTGGATATCATCAAAGCTGGTACGATTACAGCGCCACAAAAACCAAGTGACGCAGACATTGAAGCCTATCTTGCTGATTTGATTGATAAAGGTAAATACAAGGAGACGATTGACTCTATTATTGACGAGTTAAAAGCGTCATCCCTACTCAAACTCGCAATGAACGTTCAAGAGTAGGGCACAATCAACCAGATTATGATTTCAGCTATGACGACGCAATGGCCCTCTTGATTGCAAGGCACGGCATGAGCTACGTTGAAGCTGCCAGGACAACTCTTGTTGAATTTGAGGTATACAATACCGCCTACGCAATTAAACAAGAGGATATCCGCTTCAATGCAGCAATCCAAGCATGGTATAACCAGACCGTGCAAGCTACCAAAGGCAAGGGCAAGAGTGTTCGCTCAGCTTACAGAACCTTTAATGAGTTTTATGACCATGAAAAAGAGTTCAGTAAGATATTTAAACCAGAGGACACTGCGCCTAGAAGTCGAGCGCTCTCGTTAGCTGATAAGAATAGGATCATCAATCAAATAAAGAAAGGGGGTAGTTAATGGGAGCATCTTTTGACGTTACGGCCATATTACGTGCCAACTCAAGCGACTTCACCAATGGTGTCAATGCTGCCAAGTCTGCCCTTGCTGATTTGAGAAATCAGTCTGGGGGCATGCTCGCTCAAGTTGGTAGCAGTTTGAAGTCAGTCGGTAGTGCCATGCAGTCAGTCGGAGCTGGAATGACTACAGCTTTTACACTACCAATGGTTGGAGGGTTAACTGCCGTTATCAAAGGTTATGCAGACCTTGAGCAATCGTTAGGCGGTGTTTCTACACTGTTCAAACAGAACGGTTCAAGCGTCAATACACTTGCCAGAGATTACGGCATGACCCGACAGCAAGCCCAAGCGCTCTATAACACTATGGACCGCGAGGGAACCAACGTCATTGAGAACGCCAACCGAGCCTATAGGACGGCTGGTGTGTCTGCTAACCGATACATGGAGCAGGTCACATCGTTCTCAGCTACCTTGCTACAAGGTCTAGGCGGAGACACTGCCAAGGCTGCGAAATACGGGGATAAAGCCCTTGTCCAAATGTCAGATAATGCGAACAAGTTCGGTACTAACATGACGGACATTCAAAACGCTTATCAAGGTTTCGCAAAAGATAACTATTCAATGCTGGATAACTTGAAACTCGGTAGAAAAACCATAGCCGAGTATAAACCTAGTGAAAACGGTGAAACTCTACGCTATGTAGCGTAGACAATACCGTGCTAAGCAAGATTTAATCTTGAAAGTGTAACGACTATCGAAACAGAAGAAGCATCCGAAAGGGTGTTTTTTTAATGGAGTAGAGTAGGCTCAAGCGAGCCGAAGCGCTAGGATGTATTTAATACATAAGAGATAGTCTAATCTCTATGGCGACATAGAGCAGTCTTTAAAAGACGGTTGTGATTTAGCGAATCACAGCGAATATGTACCGTGTATGGTGGTACCATGTCCGAAATGGCTCGTTTGGTCAATGAATCTGGTGTCTTAAATGGTGAATTTGAAGCCACAGCTGATAATATCCGTGACATTCCATTCCATACCTTGATTGATGCCATCGGCATTACTCAAGATAGGCTCGGTGTTACTGGAACGACTGCCAAAGAAGCAAGTACAACCGTTTCAGGATCGTTCAATTCCATGAAAGCTGCCGCCGAGAACTTAGTGGCCGGCCTTGGTAATAACGAAGCTAATATCAAGCAGCTTATGGAAAACATGAAGCAGACTATCATCACGTTCAAGGATAATGTGGTGCGTGTTCTAGGGACTATCTGGGACAATCTGCCAGTGGACGGCTGGGTTAAATGGGCAGCGCTTATCATTGGAGCGGCGGGGCCTATTATTGCAATATTGGGGACCTTGATCATTTGGATTGGTAACGTCGTTTCTGCACTTAGCACAATCGGTGGTGCTATCAGCTCAGTAGTAGGGTTCTTTTCAAGTGGGTCTACTGCAGCTAGCGGTCTAGGCGCTGCTTTCAGCGGACTATCAGCCGGAGCTCTTGCTGCTTTTGCCGGCATTGTTGCCGCAGTTGCTTTGGTTGGGGCTGCACTCGTTGACTTATGGAACAATAACGAGAATTTCCGTGCACAAGTTACGGCAATCTGGGAAACCATCAAGAGTGCAATCACTAGCGCTGTTCAAGCCATTGTGTCGTTCGTTATGTCAATTTGGGGGCAGTTGACTTCATTCTGGAACGAAAACCACGCCTTGATTATGCAAACGGCGACGACTTACTGGAATATGTTCAAGAGCATGATTGAAAACGTCATGAACGCTATTCTTCCAGTCGTTCAAACTGGATTGAATTTGTTGATTACGCTGTTCTCAACGAGCTGGCAAATGATTACCACAGTTATTTCAACAGTCATTGAAGTTATCCTCAACATCATCAAGATGGGCATGCAGATTCTGCAAGGTGACTGGTCTGGAGCGTGGGAAACACTCAAAACTATCTTGTCTACTGTTTGGGAAGGCATCAAGTCACTTGTTTCAATCGGTATCAATGCTATTGGTCCGATTATCCAAGCGGGGATTCAGTTCATTCTTGCTATTTGGAATGCAGCGTGGGCATTGTTAGCCGTTCCATTCCAAGCACTTTGGGCATTGCTTCAACAAATCGCTGGTGGAGCTATGACTGCCATTAGCGGTGTGATTAGTGCTGGGATTGCCGTGATTCAATCCATTTGGTCAGCGGCATGGACGGTTATCCAGACAGTTTTCTCGACAGTTTGGAATACAATCATGTCTATTCTGTCACCTATCATGGCCGGCATATCAAGCATTATTTCAAGCACTTTGTCAGCTATTCAAGCGATTTGGAACGCTATCTGGACGGGGATTCAAGCTGTTTTGGCTGGTGTATTAGCTGCTATTGTCGGTTTGGTTACTGGTAACTTCTCACAAGTTCAAGCGGCTATTTCGTCAATTATGTCAGCTATTCAAGCCACTATCAGTGCGATTTGGAACGCCATTTTGTCACTTATTAGTAGCGTACTAAGTGCGATTGCTAGCACTGTATCAAGTACATGGGCATCTATCCAGTCAATCGTTTCAAGTGCTATGAGTTCCGTTCAGAGCATTATCAGCTCAGCTTGGAGTGCTGTTAGATCAGCAGTATCAAGTGCCATGAGCTCTATTCAGTCAGCTATCACTAGCGGATTTAGTGCCGTGGTATCAGCGGTAACAAGTGCCGGTCAGCGTATCATTTCAGCGGTCCGTTCAGCGTTCAGCGGTGCACTTAGTGCAGCTCGTGGATTCGTCGGGCAAGCTGCAAGCGTCGGTTCTCAATTGATTAGCGGTTTCGTTAGCGGGGTTACATCCGCAGCCGGCAAGCTGATTTCAGCAGTTAAAGGCGCGGTAAGTAATGCGATTAATGGAGCTAAAGCCTTGCTTGGTATCAAATCACCATCCCGTGTATTCCGTCAATTCGGTATCTACACGGATAAAGGTTTCATCATCGGTATTGATAGCAAAGCGGACCAAGTAGCCCGTTCAATGCGCTATATGGCCCAAGGAGCTATCGACGCATTCACTGGTCAAGATATCAACGGAGCCATCACTGATGAACTTGGTAGCATGGACGGTCAGTTAGGTCGTTTAGCAGGGTATGATCCATCTGTTTCATTCAACGGTGGCAAGATGTCAGTCACCCAACAAGCAGCGGATATCGTTCTAAAAATGGGTGATACAACTTACAGAGCATTTACTGAGGACATCACTAACGCTCAATCAATGGAATTAATGCTTGATAACTATTAAGAGAGAAAAGAGGTTTTAGCTAATGTATGATTATGCTTCATTGAAGCGCACGGAATCAACGGTGCTGCAAAGAGCGCCAGTTGATAACATGCGTATCAACGGGACGCCTATAGAAGATATCATCCAAGGGTATCGACAGCTTACAGTTAAGGGGCGTTCGTTGCTTAACCGTGAAATTTCAACTACTCGTGTTCCTGGGCGCCGTGGTGTCTGGGTGGATAGCGTCAACGATTCAGAGCGTGAGATTGAAGTTAAGTATCAGTTAACTACGGTTACTAGCCAAGTCATGAGGACCTCTTTCCGAGAACTTAACCGTATCTTGAGAGAGGTCGGTCCTAGTGGCTATCTCGAAGTAACTTTTGATGATGAGCCGGATTTCACTTACTACGCAATATTCAAGGAAGCGGACGAAGTCGAGGAAGATAGGCTTTCAATCATTAGCAGTTTCGTTTTGCTAGTGCCAGACGGCTATAAAAAACGAGTTCCAGAGCGTTCTAACGACGTTGTTTATCTAACTTACGCTAAGCAGGTAATACCTGAGAAGATTGTAGCCGTGACATCTACAGCGGCAACGGAATTTGAAATTATCAACGGTCAAACCAAGCTATCGTTTAAGGGTAGCTACGCAGCTAATAAAGAAATCGTCATTAAATTCGGTACAGAAGAAGTGACAGCTACTTATGACGGACGTAATATCCTAAGTGAATTACAACGATTTAGCCCGTTAGAGCAGTTTTATGTGAAGGACAGCGACAGATTGACCGGCAAGAATGTAACTATCCGTGAGGTACAGTGGAGGGATGAGAGTCTATGATCTATTTATTCGATAAGGACGAAAAGCTTATCAAGATTGTTCGCAAGCCTGCAATTAAGAAAGCATTGCAAAAATTCAGCCTTACCACTGAGAACTACGTTTCAGACCGCTTGACTGTCGAAATGAAAGCCTTGAAGGATGATGAACTGGCAAAACTGGAATACATGGCTATTCAGTCAATCGACGATACCCACAAATTCCATTACTTCTACATCGCCCAAGGCAACACCAAAGGGGATATCACAACGCTTGTCGGTGTTCAATCCGGTATTGAGGAGCTACGCAAGACAGTTGTTTATGACAAACGCCCAACAGACCAACGTGCTAGACCAGTCATCGAATGGCTTCTAGCTGGTACAAACTGGTCCCCTCGCTTCATTGCTGAAACAAACCCAAAGAGCACTAATTTCTATTACATTTCCACATTTGATGCACTGAAAAAAGTGTGCAAGGTGTGGGGCCTAGAGATGCAGTTCTTTGTTGAAATGAACGGCAGTCAGATTGGCGCTAGATACATCGATTTCAAGCGCAAAATAGGTGAAGCCATCGGTAAGCGTGTAGTTTACGGACATAACGCCCTAGAGATTCTGCAAGAGGTTGAAAAAACAAACCTATACACCGCCTTAGTTGGGCGAGGTAAGGGGGAGCAAGTCAGCTCAGCAGAAGACACCGGTAAAGATGCTGACGGCTATGGTCGTAAAATCAACTTCGAGGAAATTGTCTGGTCAAAAGCCAAAGGTGACCCACTAGACAAGCCCCTTGGCCAGAAGTACCTTGAAATTCCAGAAATGACCGCTAAATACGGCATTAAACAACCAGACGGCAAGATGCGCCCTAAGATTGGGTTTGTCGAATTTAGCGAGGAAGAAGACAAGAATGAACTTATCAAGCAGACTTACGAGGCTTTGATTGAATCTTCAAGACCTAAGCTGACACTTAAAACATCAACGGTTTACCTCAAGGGCGTTCAAATCGGAGACACTATCCGAGTGGTTCGACACGATAGACACCTTGATTACGATACACGTATCTTTGAAATCACATTCAACCGTTTAAACAACGAGTCTAGCGACATTAAGCTAGGGGACCGAGTTAGTGAGAGCAATGACGCAAAGGTACAGAGTACCGTCAACAAGGCTCTTGATGAGTTTAAAGCTGGTGAGTTCACTGAATTTGTCAAGAAACTGCCAGAGTTTATCCCGTCAGCTAATGGTTTTAACCATAACTGGTACACAAGCACTGACCCAACAGAATCTCACCCCGGACAAGTCCTAATTAATGATTCTTGGTACAAACCAGACCCAGAACATGAGGGACACACTATCATGTATCGCTGGACCGGTGAAATGTGGCAAGAGGTATTGAGAACGTGGGACGGCACGGGGCTTCAAGACAAAATCAAGAAAGAATTCGAGAAAGTCGCAGCTAACATGGCTAAACAGCAATCAGACCACGACAGAGTGGTTGCTGAAATTACAGCCAAGGCTACTAATGCGGAAACATTAGCTAGTTCAGCTAAATCAACCGCAGAGGACGCTTTTAACCGCTTAAACGACGTTAAGAGTGAAGCTATCGCAGAAGCTCGTTACTTGGACACCGTCGAGCGTGCAGAGACAGAGAAGAAGATTGCTGCATCTAAAAAAGACGCACTATCAGAAGCTGTCAAACTGGTTGATAATGCTAAAAGTACGCTAAACACGGACTTATCAGAGACTGAAAAGAGAGTTGAAGCTCTAAAGGGTTCTATTGGTACATTGTCAAACGATACGTCAGTACAGTTTGCCAAAATCAATAACGCTCTTATTTCAGTAGCTAGCAAGCAAGACGTTGACAAAGTCAGTCAGCGCGTGTCTAATGCTGAGACGGTTTTGACACAGCAAGCAGGGCAGATTTCAGCCAAAGCTAGCAAAGAGGAAGTCAATGCTGTTTCTGGGCGTCTAAACAAGGCTGAGAGCTCGTTGACAGTGCAGGCTGGGCAAATCAGCCAGAAAGCCAATAAGCAGGACGTAGACACGCTGACAGGGCGTGTGAATCGTGCTGAAACGTCTATCACTCAGCAAGCGGACATGATTGCATCCAAAGCCAATAAGCAAGAACTTGACAATGTCAATAATCGAGTGCTAAACGCAGAAAGTCGTATCACTCAGCAAGCTAACGAGATTAGCCAACGAGTGAAGACAAGCGATTTTAATAATGCTACTCAGAGACTTGCGACGACTGAGAGCTCAATCACTCAACTAGGAAATAAGATCACTACTGAGATTAGCCGTGTGGATAGTAAGATCCCGACAGACTTTGGCAGTCGTAACTTGATTTTGAAATCAGCAGATTTCGAGAATCTACACCGTCAACCCGGAGGAAGCGGAAATACTACTACTACTAC